GCAAATAAGTCTCCTTTAAAAAAATTAGGCGACCACACAGGCCGCCAATCATAAATATATTTGACCTGTAATATTAGATCTATTTATACAATCATCTCATAAATTTCTCTCCAATTTTTCACATTTATTACAAAAGGATGTGAAAAATCTTTATTATGATCGTGTTCAATAAGAACCGAATTAAGACCAAGATTAGCACCAACAACAGCATTTTCAGGCTTATCTTCTACCCATAAGCAATCAGTGTCTGCATATGGTTTTAATGCTTCGTCTTTATCGCCACCGCATTCAAGACAGACAACTTCTTCAAAAACTTTTTTACCAAACAAAGCCTCAAGGTTTTTCTTACGAAGTTTACCAGCATAAACATCAGTTGAAAGAGAAGTGATGCAGTGAAACACAAATCCATGATCTTCATGAAGTTTACGAACATATTTCACCGCATCTCGGAATGGAGTTAACCAGCCAATAGCAGCAGAACAGTTAAAGTATTCGCACATTTTCTTTGCTTCATCACGAGGCATATTAAACGTTTTACCCATATCATATTCAGTATATGTTACCGGATGATAACCACGAGCAGCCATCCATTTGTAGAAGGAGTATTGCCATTCTAACAACACTCCGTCGCAATCAACAAGAATAAGTTTATCACTGATTTTCATATTAAGCCACTTTTTTCAAAAGAGAAGGAGAAACAGACCAAGTAGTGCTAATAACATTAGCTCCGTTGGTTTGTTTTACCTTAATTGTTTTCTGATTAATTTTTTCTATGATGCCTTCGATAATTCCACGATTTTTAGCATCAAAGCGAACCTTATCACCTTTTCTAAAAGAAACAGCAATTTCTTGTTGCATAGTACGCTGACGCATTCTAATTTCAGCAATGATTGCGTCAAGAGTAGCACTATCCGCGTTGCGGATTGTTTTGAGAACGGTTTGGTTCAACTTTTTCATAACGATTTCCTTTTCAGTTTGTATAATTATATATTAACTGATTCGGGAACAAATGTCAATTGTTTTTCTTAGTCATTTCACTAAAAGTCATAAATTTTTCTTTAGCTTTATTTCGCCTTTGCTGGCGAATGCTTTTCTTTCTTTTGTCTTTACGACGACGTTCTTCATTATGATTGCCCCATTCATCTTCATGAGATTCACGAAATTTCTTAAACGATTTGGCCATCTTCTTTTTCTTCTACCTTTTCTATGAGATCTGGAAATGCAGCTTCAACTTGTTTGAGAGATAAACCTTTTAATGGTTTTTGTTGAATCATTTTGCAAAGTAAATCTGCATCATTATTATCAATGTCTTCAAGTAAACGTATAAACAGCGTTTCTCTTTTCATTTGATTTAATGTGTCATATCCACCGCCTTTAACAAATATTCTAAGGCGTCGAGCTTCTTTAAATAACATTCCTTCAACACCAATATAAGAATTCTTTTTCCAAGGTGGTGGTGTATTTGGAATTAAAAACTCAACATTTTTATCATAAGTATATTTCAAAACAGTTCTAAGAGGAGTAGTATCATGTTTTCTTAACCACTCAATTTTCTCTTGTTTTGTTTTTAATTCACAAGCTTTATTAATTATTTCAGATAAAGATAATTTCATTTTAAAAATCCTGTATATCAGTAAGTAAATTCTTTAACCTTTTTTCAACAAAAAAGTTAAATAAATGAGCGCGCCCAATATCTTTCTCAGTATCATATTCTTCAATAATCTGATCTTTATATTTCTGAGGAACAAGTTCAAGATCAATCATAAGCTTATTTCTGTCATAACGAATTTGAGTTTGCGAGTCCATGGACAGCGGATCTTCAGTAAATGCTAATATACGTTTTTGCGTCATTGGTTTTTGTCTTTCACCAATGGCAAGACAGTTATCATCTGAAAGAATATTTGGAACGCCATCACCAGCGTCTCCTTTTAAAATATGTTCGTGTAAATATTTATCAGGATCAGAATTTTTGATCCATTTTTTACGAACCGGATCAAATTGCTTAACATTTGCATAACGATGCAACTGAATAAAATCTTTGTCACCAGATAATATTAGAAATTGTTCAGATCCTATATTTAGTTCTGTGCCATATTTGTGTATTACAGTACCAATAATATCGTCTGCTTCACAGTGGTCAATATGTATTACTTTATATGGAAATACTTCATCAAGTTCAGTACGAATTTTACTAATGATGTTAAACAGATGATTCCAATCTAATTCGGACTCATCACGAGATTTTTTACGATTACCTTTATAATAAGGATATGCTTCACGACGCCAAGTATTCTTGCCATCTGCGCAAATAACAATCTCTCCAAATTCTTCTTTAAATTTTTTACGGTTTGCACGAATTGAATTTAGAAACATATGACGTAGTAAGTTTTCATCTACATCAATATTCGTATGATTTCCAATTCCTGCAAACAGTGATGCAAGCATCACTTGATTAAAGTCAATCAAAATAGCCATTATATTTCTCTTTTATTTACGTTAGTTGTAAAACCATTTTATTCTACATTTTCCGGAATGTCAACTAATTCTTCGTCTAAATCTTCATCCTCTTCTATTAATTCTTTTGCCATCTCCTGTAGAGGATGTTCAATACCATGTGCATGAAGGTGTAAAGATTTAATAGACTCAAGCACAAGAATAATTGATGGGTAATATTCTTCAGGATTAGTATCAAATCTACAACCAGATCTTACCATTTCAATAAGCACCATATTCCATAGCTGCTCTGCAACATCTTCAGAAAAGCTTACTCTGTATTCCTTTAACTTTTCAGCAAGCTCTTCTTGTGATTGTGGAGCTATACTAAGATTTGTTTTAGGAAACATTATAATCTTAGACATTTGATAATCGCCTTAGTAAATTATTCCAGGAGTTTGTAAAACTATTTATACTGTTTCTAGGTAAAGTGCACCGTTCATTGTTCATCATTGTATTAAATAAGTTTGGATCTAATTTTTGTGCATCAAGCAAATTCTTTACAATTGCATATACCATGTTTGCGTGATCGTTTGCAACTTCCGTATAATCATACATAACCGTAGCACCTGATGAAGTTTCTGGCAGAGCTGCATAACTTGGATGAATTACAAGAACACCAGATCGAATAGCTTCAATCATTGCGATACATGATGTCTCAGGCCAAATAGACGGAAACAAAAAAATGTGAGCTTTTTCTAAACATTCTAATACTTCTTCATTACTCTTTGCACCATGATACGTTATATGTGGATGATTTTCAAGGTTCTCAAACAATCGCTTATAAGCTTCATCACGATTTTTCCATCCGTATATTTCAAAAGAAGAATACACATCAAGGTGAATATTATCAAATTGTTGTGATAATGCATCAAAAACCGGATAAACAAGTTCTAAGCCACGGTGGGGAGTGGTATGGTAAATAAAACGTATTTCGTCTGTTGCCTTTTTTACACCGCCATATTCTAATTCAATTGCATTATGAATTACAGTGCATTTTGAATAAGGTATACCATAAATAAGAATATATTGATCTCTTTGCCAATATGATACAAATACGAAGTGGTCAAACTTTTCCCATCCGCCGTCTTTTAAAATATTATTTTCAGGATCTAACGCAAGATCGTGACAGTACATAATATTCTTTACATCATCATACGTTTCTCTTGGCCTTGATAAATGAATTGCATAATTTTGTAGTAATTCTTCGTCAACGTTTTCAACAAGGCGTTGACGCATCATTTCAGTGCCACCGTTTGAGTTTTTAGATAATTCTGTATCGAATATTTTTCCTTTATATACACAACTCATAATTTTTTTGTGACCTCAAACGACTCAAGTGAATCCCAACGGAAAGAACGCCATCCGGGCGCTTTAACGTCATAGACGGCTAAAACGTCAGGATTTGGTTTCTTTTTTTGAGCAGCTTCTTCAAGATTCATTTGTTCTGGTAACAAATTTTCGTTAAGAGTAGCGAACATTATACGCTTTTCTCCATTTACTTTTGTAAATACAATTTTCGCAATCGTATTTTTCAGATCAATAATGATCTGTTCTTTATCATGTGTTTCCATAATATAGTCTCCAACTTTACAATTTTATAAGTTTTAAATCTTTCAATATTTTGTAGCTGATGTCTGCAACTTCTGCTTGTGGATCTAATCTTAATAAAGATATAAACTTATCAACAAATATAAGTTCTTTATCGTAATTTGATGCAATAGATAAAGACTCAAAATAAGTTTCTAAGTCATACGGATTTTCGCAAAAAACTCTAGACTTCGACCTTCCTTTTTGTTTGTGCTCGTTCATTATATTCCTTTTCATATATGTCTTCTAATGATTTATGAAAAGCTCCGATCGAACCATTGTTGTGAATTCTATATGTTCTTACATCAAATTTACGAGGCAAGACATACTTTTTTTCAATATGAGTTTTATGAGAATTTACATATTGGTGAACAATGTTTCCGTCGAAATAACGTCTTGAGTCTGTAGAATAATCACACCCGTCTCGAGTAAGTTGTACCAAAACGAAATTATCGGAACCAATTCTATTTATAACTGGAATAAGTTCGTCAATAAAACCGCCATCCGAGATACAATAATCTTTATCATCTTCAATTTCGTTTGCAACTTGTTTTCCAAAAAAGTCTAATCCCTTTTTTGGTTTAATCACCTGTTCTGAAACATATATCATTGCTTCACGGCAAGACATATGACCAAGCAATGCGGAAGGCGTTTCTTTTTCAGCACGGTTTTTATAACGTGTCATAAACCACTGTTCATTAACATCAAAATATTTAATCGTTTCTTTATACAGCTGATATTTAAAAGAAAGATGTTTAAATCCTTTCTTTTTAAAATAATCAGCCGCAAAATCTTTACCTGAACGAGGAGGTCCGTTAAATAGTATAATCATTAAATTGTGTCCGATACAATATTTTGTATTTCTTCAGAAAACGCATCATCCCATTCCTCAGGAGTAATACCTGAAAGAATAAATTGGAAATCTTTACTATTAAGATATGGCATTAGTTCTTCAATGCCACCTAAACCTTTTTCCCATGCTGCATAGTCATCAGGATTTACAGGTATGTCCATTGAGCGAACAATTCCTGTAATTACACTTTTACGTTTAATGATCATACCGATTCTCCATAAACTTAATCTTTATTTAAAATAATCTATTCAAGGAGAAATGTCAATCTTTTTATGTGGCTTCTGTGAATTTTGCATTGAATAATTCCGTTATAATAGTCGTCTCGTAGAAGGACGTCGTGTTCAAATTGATATTTGGCTTCAAGATAACCAAGTTCACCCTTTGAGTAACAAAGGTATAATATTTCTCTATGAAAGTTGTCAGCGCCTTTTTCCTCGACCATTTGTTTAACTTCTTCGGAAGAACCGTAATAGGCTTTCCAATCAGACTCAACAACTTTGATCCTACGGCGTGTTTTACCTTTAAGAGGTTTAAGTTTTCTTTTTGATTTGAAAAGTTTTTTACCAACGTATTTTTTTCCGTTGGATTGATCTGTGATAAGATACACAAATCCAATATATTCACCAATGTCTTCGCTTGTGAATTCTTTTTCATTATAATACCACATAAAATATCTCCATAGTGAATAGAGATATTTATTTGTTTAATCCCATAGTGATTCATAATATTTGCCAAATAATTTAAACGCATTTGACAAGCGTTCTTGTGTTGCTTTTGGATCTTCTTCCATTAAACTGTCAAAACGATCACGTTTAAAAGTAAATGCCCAAATCATTTCATCTAATACCCAATCCCAACGTTTGAAATAATTATCGTCTGTTTCACCGTGTGTATATAATTTTGATATCTGTTCTTCTGGTGGATGTAATTCTTCTGGTACATCTTTAAACTCTACTGCTGGCGCACCATGCTTGGTTGCTTTTAATTGTTCAAGCATAGGAACAATAATATATGACAAAGTCTGATCCATATTCCAAGTGTCCCACGAATGAATTATAATGTGAGTACCTACTCTGTCAATTTCATCAGGATGTGGTATTTCAATCTTCAAAAATAGTGCTCCATTTTCTGAGTTTTATTTCTTTAACATTAGCTCTTTCTAATAAATCTTTTTCTTTTATTATGTCATTACAAACTAAAAGATCTAACATACACAAAACGTCACCAGCTTCTTCAATAAGATTTTCATAAAATTTGCTATTACGCAAATCTTCTATGTTATCATACTTACGCATAACTTTCATACAGGCTTGAGTTAACTCACCGCATTCTTCTGCGGTTACAGTCATTAATTGCTGTAATTTATTAATTGGTGAAATAAACTTTTTACCATCTCTTAAAAAATTATATTCACTCATTCGTCCATATCCACTATATCAAGAACTTTGTTATATTCAATCACATAACCACAAGCACGAAGAAAGTTCTGAAACTCTTCTAGCACTTCAGGTAAAGTCAAATCATCACAAATTTCAAAACGCACTTGCGTTCCATTTTCATCCTGTTTACTAAATGTCATTACGATCCCTCATAGCTAATTGTTATACTGGTGTCTTCATCAATCTCCTGTTCCCAATACCGAACATAAAAGTGTTCACCATACGCATCGATCTCAAACTGGGGATAACCTTCACTTAACAACCAAGGGCGTATATCTTCACCAACTTCTTTAGGAATGGGCTTTGGAAATCCATACTTCCACCCAGAAGGTGGATCACACATCATTACTTTAGCCATTAGTTCCTCCGCATTTGTGCTGCATCAACAAATGCTTGCTTATTATCTTTACGCACAGGCATAAGATTAGATTTATGAGTAACCACGACACCTGCAATTTCGTTGCCAGTATACTTCATGGATTCTCTCTTAGAACCATTGCCAGCGATCCTGTCAGAGGTCATACGAGGCCCTGTTTTATAATTAGGTATCTCATAACGAAAATCATTTTTCTTGCCAGTGTACCCAACACGTGCTAGAAAAGCCTCGTGTTCAGCTTCGGCAGCAAGCAACCGTTTACTTTTGTTTTTGCTTTTTTTGTGAGAGTTTCCGTGTACTTGTATTCCACGGATCATATGCATAGACAAAGATTATACCTCCACAATGAAATTTGCCAATTCTTCCTCATCAAACCCAGAGCCACCAAAATATTCTTCAATCAAACTTTTGATTGATTTATAGCTTTCAGACGCAATAGTATAACAAGGGTTACCACCAGCAGGACCGATCTCAACAACAGAAGCAACGTAGCAACCGTGTTCGTGTGCAAATTCTGCGACTTCAGAAACAGGCGTTTCGTATGAGACGTCGATTTCCGTGGTAAACTTTTTCATAGTGTATCCTTTCATTTGTGCGTTATCCATTATACCTCCACGATCATAGTTTTAAGTTCTTCTTCATCAAATCCGTGGCCTGCACCGAGTACTTGTTCGGTTAATTCTTGGATCATATCAAAATTTTCAGAACCAAATGTGTAAAGAGGATTTCCTCCAGCAGGACCTTCTTCAACACGCATAATTACACGGCAGCCATGTTCAGTTGCGAATTGAACAACTTCTTTGTGGTCAGCTTCGGATGAAATGTCGAGTTCAACGGTGTATGTCATAATGTATTCCTTTTCATTTGATATAATCAATATAACTGATTCGCAAGCAAATGTCAATAGTTTATTGTTTAAGCTCAAGATCTGGTTTTTGACCTGTAAAAATAAGCATATAATATTGAACTTTATCCAAATCAACAAGTTTTTCTTCAAGATAATCACAAACAGATAACACATCAGTTACATTAATTTTGTTTTTCATAAAGTCAAAATTTAATGCTTCAGTAAGAGTCATGCCGTTTTCACGCATTATCTCAACTATATCTTTTTCGTATTGTGATGCCTTAACCATTAAAACAATTCCTGCCCGAAATTTCCTCCTAGAGTACATTCGATTTCTTTAGCAAAATCGTCATATCCTCCAATGTGTTTACCGTGCCAAAAAATTTGTGGTACCGTCTTTGCAGAAGGTACTTGTTCAAACATTTCAGTGCGATATGTTTCATACGTAATATTTTTATATGTGTATTCTAAACTATGCCTTTTTGCAAGACTTATAGATTCTTTACACCAATAACAATTGTCTTTTCCATATATTGTAATCATTTTTCAGATCTCCGGTCTCTAATGTGTTTAATCTTTTGATCTTTAGGCCAAGATCTTAGATAAGCATTTTCTTTGTCAAACCGAATAAGTACTTCTTCTTCACTTTCTTCCAAAACATCAATAAGTGTCTCTCCTAAATGTTCTTGTGAAAATTCTTCCACTTCATGCATAACAACAGAATCAAGAGCCCATTCAGGTTTAACGTTTCCGTTTTCATCTTTTAAATCTTCAACAGGGATAACATATCTCATTCGGTGTTGTGATATCGCCGTTACTACATAATACTTATTCATTTAAATATTCCTTTCAAAATTGCCCAAAGAATGAGTAGAGGGAAGAAGCATATTAACATTAATGTAGCCAACCAAAAATTTTCATAGAAAACTGTAAATAAGCCTTTTATAAACAAAGCTAACAACACAACGACGATTATTATAAATATAGCGTCTTCCATACTTATTTCTTTATATAAAACGTTTCATAAATCCATTGTATTTTTCTTAGCTCAGGATGCTTATGGATCCATTGCCCAGTAGATGGATCAAAGTGTTTTTTAAAAAAACTATCTAATTTTCTATTTCCAGTTTTTTCATTTATATCAATCAACGAACACTGTTTATCAAACTCTGCGTCAGACATAATTGATTCGCTTTTTATTTCGTAAGCATAGGCCGCAACCGACAGCATAATACGACGACGAATTTCTTTTTCTTTTTTAGTACCCCAAACGGCGTGTTGCTCGTCTGTAGTTTCTTCTGCAAAAAATGCTTCTATTGATTCTATCATATGTTTAATATATCACATATTGCTTAATATGTAAACA